CCAAACCCAAATCTTTGGGAGAATATTTTCTATATCCTCTATTAACTGATCAATATCTACAGAACTTTTTCCCGAAAGCAAACTGCTATTATGATTACATCCTCTACATGAAAGATTGCAACCATTCATAGTATGAATACTAAGAAGCCTTGTAGTAGGTCTTTCTTTTTCTAACTCTACAATTTGATCTGTGGTAATTTGTTTAAAATTATCGATCCAAAATCCTTTTAAACTTCTAATGTATTCGACTTTTTCTTTCAGTTCTTTGTCCATCAGATAAAAAATTTTGCTTTAGAAGTTCTCTTCAAATAATTTAGGTTAGTTGCATTCCACTTTAGTTTTTCTTTCAGTGGTTTTGAAATCAGTTTTACAATCGATTCGATTTCAATACTATTCTGTTCACAATAAAAACAAATTGCCTCAATATAATTCATGCCTGAGTTATCTTTTACAATGTTTTCAATGTCATTAGTAAACTTATCTTGGCAAAGAAACTTGCTCTTGATAATAGATTTAATTTCATTTTTTGTAGTCATTTAGTTTGTCCTCCACAAATTTTTGAATGTACTTAACTAGTTTTTCCATGTACTGTTTCTTATCATACTCTTCATAAACTTCTACCTCACCATTTTCACACGTCATAATGATGACAAGTTTCTTTACTGGTATCTCCGTCATTTCATAAAACATACAAGCATATGCTGCTGCTTGCACAAAATAATTTTCGATCCATTGCTTTGGTTTTGGTTTTTCTGCAGTCTTAAAGTCAATGACTGCTAATTCACCATTATACTCGGCAATACAATCTACTGTTCCTGCAACACCTAGCTCTTTACTGTATAAAGATTTCTCAAGAGCATAGATATTATTTATATTACCCAGGATTTTTTTCGCCTGAGTAAATAACATCTTTGGTAAAGGATCTGTATCTGGAACATCCTTATTCCAAAGGAAGTTTTCTATGCATGTGTGGACTTTAGTTCCGCGAGATGTAGAACGTTTAGAAATACGGTTCGCTTCTTCTTCACCAACCTTCGCTCGCCATTTTACAAAGACTTCTTTATTGAAATGGGAGGTGACCGAGGTAATAGATACCATCGGTCTACCTTCCACGGTATAATAACGAACTCCATCAATCGTTTCCCGTTTTAGTGCGGGAAACTCAATATCAACGTGTTGAAACATCAAAGACCCAAATTAATTTTGTTTAGAATGTAACTCTTGACAAGTCCAGATCTTACGATATCTTCAACGCCAAATTCGACGCTTTCAAATTCAGGCATCGCTTGAATAATTTTCATAAAATCTAGAATACCATTTCGTTCATTGGTTTTGATAAGGTCTGACTGCGATGCATCACCACAGAAATGGATCTTACAATTTTCACCAACTCTTGTAATTATACTATCTAATTCGTGAAAATTCAAGTTCTGACACTCATCGACGATGATAATACAATCATCTAGTGTAGTTCCACGGATGAAACTTGTAGACCAGAACTTTACACTTTCTTGTGTCTTGAGATTACCCCACAGCATTTCAAAATCATTGTCTGTAGGTAACTCAAACATATACTTTACCATATTCTTATAAGGAATTTGGTAAAGAGAAGATTTATCTTCATGATCTCCTGGAAGGAAACCAATTTCTCTTGTAGCAACTAATGATCTTACAACCACAACTCTGTTGTAAGGTGTCAAAGGATTGAGGACTTCTTTCAATGCAAGGTACATTGTGATAAAGGTTTTGCCTGTACCTGCTGCACCATAAACAAAAACATTTTTGTCTTCTTTATAAGCGTCAAAAACTTTTGTTTGGTTTTGTGTTAGCGGTTCAATATCGACCATCATATCGACATTGAAAGGTTTTTTTCTTTGCATTTGTTTTGCTGATAATCCAGCTCCGACTTGGGAAGAAGTTTTTCTTTTCCTTGAGGACATATTAGAAGTGCGTTGTTTTCTGAGGTTTTACTTTTGAACCAGGCATCTTGCTAACCTTATGAAGGATTTCATTCCATCCTCCATCAGTTCTACTATAAACGTCACCTACAGCACTCACGGCAGAAGCGACACCAGCAGACCAATCTTTATCCCATTCGGGATTATCTTTTCTCCACTGATCGTAATCAGCAACAGACATAACAAGTTCCTGTGTTTCCCCAGTCTCTAAATGTTTGACAGGATAAATGGGCATAGTTATTTCAATTCGTAAATATTTATTGGGTGGTGATAATTTTTTTATGGTTGTTGATTTGTAATGCTGCGCTAAACTTCAATGGTCTAGCAGTACACATGTTACATATTTGTTCAGGTTTACTAGAGTTATCACAGAATTTTACCAGATCTTCATCACTACAGTCAACTGGTAGTCCATCTCCAATAAAAGGTTTCCAACAATCATCATCTAATTGTTCAGTAACATAAAGAAGTTCCTTCAGAAATGCTGCATTAGGACACTTCCAAAGTCTACCATTAAACAACTGAGTATTAGAGCAAGAACACATCTCAAAACTTTGTTCTATATTGTTATGAGCATAAGGATATACCTTACCGTTAGTCTGTTTAATAGAATTAAACCAACGGTCTTTGCCATCATGATGTTCTGTAACAAGAACCTTAGAACTTTTTACCTTGTTGATGTTCTCAATAACTTCTGGTGTATGAATACTAACACGTAAGGACATGCCAGGATACTTTTCCAGATCTTCCTCAATCCATTGTCTGTTCTCTTCATTGAGAAGAATACCATTGGTGTACAGATAGACTGTCTCAGTGTGCTCTAGACAAGCGTGTAGGATGTCTCTGCAGCGTGGATTGAGCAATGGTTCTCCACCAATCACTGAGACACGTTCTGCGTCTATCCTGGGTAGTATTGTATGGATATCTTGAATGAGTTTATCAGTATCTAATTTACTACCAGGAGCAAAGTAATTACTGAAATGATTACATCCTTTGCAACTTAGATTACATCCAATTGTTGCACTAACATCAAGAATTTTTAATTTTGGGATTGTGGTAAGCAAGGTAAGCAGCTCCTATGGAAGTTCCACCATCATGTGCGATTGGTTCAGCATATATTTTTACATCTTCTGGCAACTGTTTACACAGTTTATAATTCACAACACAGTTCAAGAAACATCCACCAGACAATACAAGATTCTTACATTTAGTTTTCTTTAAAGCAAGTTGAGCAAGTTCTAATGCACGTTCTTCCCAAAGAGTTTGAACTGTGTAGGCAGCATCTTCCTTTGGTTTTAGTGTGAGATCACTTAGGTCTACTATATTAGATCCATATGATGACAGTCCCATGACTTTACCAGCATCTTCATAATCAAATCCACAAAATCTAGATACATCTTCAAATTTTTTCCCTATGCCATGGTTCTCAGACTGCCAATATTGTTTATGAATAGTTTTCCATTGAAACCTATTACTATTTTTTGCGTGAAAGATAGTTTCAATTTCTAAGTTGTCCGCAACTTTAGATCCATTACTATCTACGATAATACATGCTGCCTCATCAAATCCAGAACTATAGAATGCTCCTGCAGCATGTGCTAAATGATGAGACTTTCTATAATCAATATGTTTAGCAGTAGGAAATGAACGTTTGATCCGTGCAGTATCTCTAGCACTGATCATATTTTTTTCTGGTGTAGTCCAATGCGAATCAACTGTTGCAATCACATCTACAGCAGTTACATAATTTACCAAGTCTTTGACTGTATAGTCATACTTTTTTCTAGTAACTCGTTCTGCTTCCAAATAAAAATCTATCTGTCCATCTTTCAACAGACAAATAGATCCATTATTAGAAACATTTATTCCTAAGATATTCATTTGACTACAAGTTTTTGTACTTCAGGAAAATAAAGATACTTAATATCACTATTATTAAAAGTCTTCAATGCATCTTCTGGTGTCTCTACAAGTGGTTCACCAGCAAGATTAAAGGATGTATTGAACAAAATTGGAACGTTAGTTTCTTTATTGAATGCAGCAATCAAATTGTAGTAATGTTCATTCTGTTCTTTTGTAACAGTTTGAATTCTACAAGTTTTATCAACATGAAGTATTGCTGGAATAAATGGTGCAGTATCAAAATATGCATCGACAGCATACATCATGAAAGGACTTTCATCCATCCCTGCCATATCAAACCACTCATGAACATATTCTTTTAAAATAGTTCCTGCAAAAGGACGGAATGCTTCACGCTTTTTGATTGTATTGACATGATCTTTTCCGTTAGGATCTCTTGGATCATAAAGAATAGATCGATTACCAAGTGCTCTAGGACCAGCTTCAGATCTTCCCTGAAACATTGCAACAATATTTCTATTACTAATTAGACTAGCTACCTGTTCATAAGTAGTGTCTAATCCTTCAATGTGAGAAAGATCGTAAGTTGGTCCTAAGTATAATGTTTTCATAGGTGTTTTTTTATCCGAAACTAACATTGCAGATCCAAATGCATGTCCACCATCATATGATAATGGATCAACGTATAAATTGATGTCTAATGATTTTAACACATTATAGTTAGAAACACAATTCAAAAAGAAACCACCAGAAACTACTACATTTTTTTTACCAGAAAGTTCAATTGCTTTTTTGATCATGTAAATCGTATGTTTTTCAGCAGACTTCTGAAGATTATATGCTACGTTTTCATTTACAGTTTCTTCTCCATAGTATTTTGTCCATCCTTCATTGTCTCTAGGATAGATGTCTTTACTACAAAGACTATGCCCATACTCTTCATTGAAAAGATTGACTTGTCCAGAACCATAAGCAGAAAGTCCCATAGTTTTACCTGCTTCAAGTTCACCAAATCCACAAAGCGAAGATATGCACCTAAACGCTTGTCCAATACTTACTCTATCACTGAATAAATTATTACCATCCCAAAAAGGATGTCCAATTTTTTCACATAAAGAACGATTATAGAAGCAAGAATAGTGCTTGAATAAAGGAATAAATTCACCATTCACATAGTTGTAAATACTTTCTGTTTCACAAAATGAAGTCCCATTTTTACGAACAACAGATCCTTTACCATCCATTACTAGACAGACAGCATCATCAAATCCAGACCCATAAAATGCAGATGCTGCATGACAATCATGATGACGATCAGAAAAATCTAAAACTTCTTTTACTCCCCTATCATGTAAAAGCTGTTTAAGGTTTTTTTTATAAGATTGCTTTTCAAAATTATACTTTATTGTATACTTTGTAAAACAATCAGAGTAAACTGCAACATCAATACTATCATCAACGAATTTTTCACATAGTGCGTAAGCACCAACATCACGTTTCTTTCTAGTAACTCTTTCTTCTTCAAGATAAAATTTTAGTTTCCCATCATTGACAATCGCAATTGATCCATTCTTTGCAAGATTTATTCCAAGAACTTTCATGCCCACTCAAGTGCTTCAGATACCACAGGGAACTGCTCTACAAATACTTTCTTACATGCTTCTGCAATATCCATGTGCTCCTTCTGAGTTCCATTGGCAGAACGAAGGTTAATATAATGGATCCAAGAACGTACAGAACCAGACATATAAATGCGCGTAGGAGTTGCTAGAGGCAGCACAAACCTAGCACATTCCTTTGCCACACCTTGACGTAGGAGTTCATTGTATAACTCCATCGCATTTATAAAGTGATTGTTGATATACATTTGGAGATCTTTTTTAGTTTCCTCTGAGATATCATCAATAGAATTTTGGCGGTTCTTTGTATCCTGACTGCGAAGATCAGGCACAGGAATGCGATCACTCAAAAGATTTGTATCAGCATAACGTTGTGAAAATTCTTGATATGTGAAACTTCTATGGCGTAAGATTTGAGCTGCGATACCACGATTAGTTTCGATCTCAAGTGTCATAAACGCTTGCTCAAAAACAGACCAATGATTATGCTTAATGCAATAACGCAATAGCCCTGCGTAGTTTTCGCTATCTTGGTTACCAGGGTTAGACACTCTAGCAACATATGCCATTGTTTGTTCTGCATCTGGCGTAACACTAATCAACTTCACTGTCATTGTAACCAAATCCTTTTTTCTTTTTCTTGTTAAATTTCTTTGTTGCTAATCCTAAGATGGCATCATCTAAAGATTTCCTCATGTACAAGAGTTCAGCATCAGAATATTTCCAAGGTTGTTCTAGTGCTTTTTTAACCAGGCGAATTGTTTCCTTGTACCGCATTAGATAGTACCTCCTATACTAATTATACCAATAAAAAAGGGGGAAGTCAATTCCCCCAATCAATTATACTAGATTAATATTTCTCGACATATTCGCTTACAACTCTGTTGATCTTCATCGCACTCAATTAAACAATTAAAATAGTCATTAATCAAATCATTTTGCTCGTTACATCGGTCCACGGTATTCTCAAAATATTTCCATCCAGCTAGTTGATTGAAAGAAATTAAGTTGTGCATAATGACCTCCGTTGATTAGTACTTATACAACCATTGAATATAGGTTGAAAGTAAGATTGTCCCCAAAGCTGCAGTAGCAGTTAGAGATACTACAATTTGCATCATTGCTTTTCTTCCCAGTTCCAGTTGTTACATGGACGATAGGAAATACCACGATACTTATTTGGTGGATGAGATGGTGCATGTGTTTGCGAATACCACTTACGATATTCTAGTTTCGCAGCGTCAGTATTATACTTCACACCACGATAGGTTGCTGTCATCCCTTGGTCCCCTCTTTTACAAATTTGACCCCACGATAGGTCTCATTGTATTGTTGAGGTTGTTGTTGCATTTGCTGTTGATATGCG